GAATGGCTGAGTTTTCCACGCCCGTCCGCAGCGGTGGAGCAGCGCAGCAGCGACCCCCGCGTCCCGAGGGCGGGTGCCGGAGGTGAGTTTACACACCGCAGTCAAGGGGCAATTCGGGCTCGGGACTGGCCGGGCTATGGGCAAGGCTCTTAAAAAAGCTACCCCCTTAACTATGTTTTTCGGCAGAGTTTACCGCCACCAGAAAAGGAAAGTGCTTCTGTCCCTGGTGCATACTCCACAGAAAACACCTTCCTCCATGAACCGCTGGTCACCCCCGGCACACGATGCCCGCGGAATTGAGAGGCAGTGGTATGAGTGTGTTTGGCGCAGTCACGCTGCTTGCTGTGGCTGTGGTGATTTTGTTGGTCATATTAATGATTTGGCGCATCGTTTTGGACGTCCTCCGGGTTCCAGACCGCCTACTACTCCCCAGCCGCCGGCTGTGAGAGCCCTCCCGGCGCTGCCGGCCCCTGAGCCATGGTCTGGCGCAGGGGGCGACGCTGGCGCCGGTGGAGATGGCGCCGCAGGCCGCGGTGGAGGAGATGGAGACGCTGGAGACGTCGCAGACGAAGACCTGCTAGACGCCGTCGACCTCGCAGAGTAAGGAGGCGCAGGGGAGGGTGGCGGCGCTCCTACAGACGGTGGAAGAGACGCAGGGGGCGACGCAGACATAAAAAGAAACTTATACTGACTCAGTGGCAACCCGCGGTTACCAAAAAATGCAGAATAGTGGGCTACGACCCCATAATAATATGTGGACTGAACAGAACCAGCCACAACTCCACAACTCACGCAGAGGATTACACTACAGGCAACCAGGCCTTTGGGGGGGGACTGTGCACCACTAAATACACTCTAAGAATACTGTTTCAAGAGTACATGGCCCACCACAACTACTGGACGGCCAGCAACAGAGACCTAGAGCTGGCCAGGTACTTGGGGGCTTCTATTATATTTTTTAAACACCCTACAGTAGACTTTGTAGCCAGAGTAAGAACCATGCCTCCCTTTAACGACACTGACGTGACAGCCGCATCCTGCACCCAGGAATGCTCATGCTAGCTAAGAAAAGAATAATTATTCCAAGTCTTAAAACCAGACCCAGCAAAAAACACTATATAAAGATAAAAATAGGGGCCCCCAAACTATTTGAAGATAAGTGGTACTCTCAGAGAGACCTCTGTGACACAACCCTTGTGGTTATAGAGGCAACGGTTGCAGACTTGCAATATCCGTTCGGCTCACCACTAACGAACAGCATCTGTTGCAACTTCCAGGTTCTTAACAGCAACTATGACAACGCCCTGAGCACCCTTATAGGAACTCAGGGAGACAAAGACAGAGACCAATGCTACAAGTTTTTATTAAATACAATTACTTACTACAACACCAGTCAAACTCTAGCACAACTTAACAAATTCTTACCTACAACTAACACAACCCAATTAAGTCAAAATAATGCGCAAAACTCCATAAACCCATCCAACACAACAGAAAACACATATGACTCAAGAAATACAGAAATACACAACAACACACTATATGGAGGAGCAGCATACTACAAACAAAACGGAAGCAATACCAACACTTTACCACCACATAAAATGAAAGAAGCAAACAAGACATACACAGCAGCAGCCAAAAAAATACTGAGCAACTGGAACTTTACTAACATGAGCACATCCTCATCCGCTGACCTACAAGGCCTAAACTACTTTGACTACTACACAGGTATGTTCAGCAGCATATTTTTAGCCAGCGGCAGGTCAAACTGGGAGGTAAAAGGCAGCTACACAGACATCACATACAACCCCCTAGTAGACAAGGGAGAGGGCAACATGATCTGGATAGACTGGATCACCAAAGGTGACACCATCTACTCTGAAAACAAAAGCAAGTGTCTGCTCAGAGACCTGCCCATGTGGGCCCTGTGCTATGGCTATGCAGACTATGTACTGAAATGCACAGGCATTTCCAGCATAAAAAATGAAGCCAGAATAGTTATGAGATGTCCCTACACATACCCCCAGCTAGTAAAACACAACAACGACAACTTCGGGTTTGTAGTGTACAGTGACAACTTTGGACGCGGACGCATGCCGGGGGGCGACCCTGTACCGAGCACCAGAAACAGGGTACACTGGTACATCACCATAACCCACCAGACTGAAGTACTAGAATGCATCTCCCAGACTGGACCGTTTGCCTACCACAGCGACGAACGCAAAGCAGTACTGACTATAAAATACAACTTCAGATGGAAATGGGGAGGCAACCCTGTATTCCAACAGATTCTTAGAGACCCCTGCTCGGGATCCCCCGGCTCCGGTCCCCGTAGAGTGCCTCGCTCAATACAAGTCGATGACCCGAAGTACCAGACACCAGAGTACATCTGGCACGCGTGGGACTTCAGACGTGGACTCTTTAGCCAGAAAGGTATTAAGAGAGTGTCAGAACAACCAACAGATGTTGACCTTCCTACAGGCAGGGGCAAGAGACCCAAGAGAGACACAGGCGGCCCGCAAGAACAAGGCCAAGAAGAAGGCTCGTCTTCCATCAGACGAGTCCTCCAGCAATGGCTCCACTCCAGTCAGGAGCAGAGCCAAGAAAGCGAAGAAGAAGCAGCCCCGACGACGCTCTCGCAAGAGCTACAAAAACAACTCAAGCAGCAGCAGCTCATGGGAAAGCAGCTCCGAGAGCTCAGTCTCCAACTCGCCCAAGTCCAAGCGGGGGGGCACCTTCACCCCCTTTTACAATGCCATGCATAAATAAAGTGTACATGTTTCCCCCTTTAACCTCTACTCCCTCCAGCAGAGACTGGAAAGAGGAGTATGAGGCCTGCAGAGTCTGGGACAGACCTCCCAGAAACGACCTAACTAAGCCCCCTTTCTATCCCTGGATGCCTCCTACACACCATGTAAGCTTTAAGCTCTCCTTCAAATAAATGTTGGCCGTGGGAGTTTCACTTGTGGGTGTCTACCTCTATAAGTCACTAAGCACTCCGAGCGTAAGCGAGGAGTGCGACCCTCTGCCCTGGTGCAACGCCCTCGGCGGCCGCGCGCTACGCCTTCGGCTGCGCGCGGCACCTCGGACCCCCGCTCGTGCTGACACGCTTGCGCGTGTCAGACCACTTCGGGCTCGCGGGGGTCGGGAAATTTGCTAAACAGACTCCGAGTTGCCATTGGACACTGTAGCTGTGAATCAGTAACGAAAGTGAGTGGGGCCAGAC